CTCCACACAAGAGGTAGTATAAGACAAGATTGAGTTCTTGTCAAGTGGGTTTAGTCAGGCTCGAACTGACGACTTGCAGGTTAAAAGCCCGATACTCTACCAACTGAGTTATAAACCCAGATCCACTGATTTTAATCGTTTTCTAACTGCATTATCACTGACACCAAACATTCTACCAGTAGCAGAATAACCATTTTCAAGAACTAGTTTTTGCAACTCTCGATTACTTGGCCAGTCAGCAACTTCTCTATTTTTGCGAGAGCATTTTACTGAACAGAATGTTTGAGTAATAGTTGTTAGTTTTCCACACTCTTTACAAGGGTGCTTCGGTTTTTCTGGTAAAGGTTTGTCCTTAAAACTTTCATCAAATTTTAGCACATTATCTGGAATATTGGCAATACCAGAATGAACTTCACGATGACAGTTAGAGCACAAACAAACACACTTTCTAAGTTCTCCAACAAATACTTGTCTATTTACCACAGATGCTGTTAGTGTGAAATCTTTTTGGGATGGATCAAGGTGATGAAACTCTAATGCCTCAACACATTTATCATAACCACAAATACCACACTTACCACCAAATGCATCAACTGCCCATTTTTTTCTTCTTTGACGAAATTGAACAACTGCTTTACCAGACATTCTAACCTATAACTTTATTATTATTTATAATAATTTAGAGGTTAGAAACTCCCATCCTAGGTACTGCCCCTAGCAATCTCGAATTAACAGTTCGGCCCGTTCTCTTGCTCGGTCGATGAGATTATAAGGAAACATAAAGTTTCCAACGGGCAAGGAGGGACTCGAACCCCCGACCAACGCATTAGAAGTGCGTGGCTCTATCCATCTGAGCTACTTGCCCTTGCGGACTTTTATATTATAGTGCCTTCTGGTCTGTGCGTCAACCCTCTACAACTTCCGTCTCAGACACTTCTACTTCTGGTTCAGGTTCTGGCAATTTGACTCCGGTTGCCTCCAGATACTCAATAGCACCTTGAGTTTTAAGCATCAAATCTCTTGTTCTTGTAGATTCACTATTAATATTTTCCAACTTAGATGCAAGATTATTTCTCTGTTCTAATAATTGCGAAAGGTGATTTTGCTGTTCGTTCATTTCAAATCATTTTTGTTTCACATTATTTATAACTAAATAATTCCAAAGCAATTGCATCGAAAAATGAAAAAATCACTGCTGTTTTTTGGTATTATGTTTTTGATGGCACCTTCAGCACATGCCGATATTACAAGTAGATTATCTTCAAGTGTTCAATTAACCGTTGATGCTGCTGCATCACAAGCAACAAGAATTGGTAGTTCATACTCCGTAAGTGGTAGTAATGTTTCAGCAACTCTTGGTGGTCTTACAGCACCTGCAAGTGCTACCTCTGCAGCAACAATGAATGCCGGATCATACACACAAACAACCGATGGTGCAGCAATCACCTTCACAGAGGCATTTACACAAGGTGATGCCGTTAATGTAATCAACTCTGGAACATCAGTTTCTTCAGGTGTTGTAGGTTCTCTCCCTGCTTATGGAGTAGTTACTACGACTGCTGGTGGTGTCGCAGGAACTCTTGCAGGTTCTATTGATTCTGCAGGTACTATCGGACCTCTAACTGCTGGTGGTGCTGGTACAAGTGCAACAGGTCAGTTCGTATCTGAAATTACAGTGAGATAATGAAGGAATCAATTGGATTGGGTTTAATTTTAGGTATTCTACATGGTCTGCTTCAACCAGTAGGGGCAGTTCCAGTTGTTCCCAACTTTACACAAGGATCGCAAACATCTACCACAGAAACGAAAACTAAAGTAAGTGAAACTATAAACTCTATAAATTATAATACAGGATACCAATATAGTGTAACTGGAACCAATGTCCAGATGGATGGTTCTAGTATAACACCAGGAACTAATTCTACATCAAATAATATCGATGGGGTGACTTCATCATGGACGAATTTAAATCTGAACAACAAACCCAACTGGTCGGTAACAAAACCAGGACAGGCATTTCAATTCACAGAAACCTATCAAGGACCTGGAATTTCAAATCAAACAATTATTCAAAGAACAACGGAATTAGACAGCGTTACAACTACTACAAGTATCTTCTCCCAGTAATTACATTATTATTTGCTTCTCCTTCTTATGCTGAAACTGTTGGTGGTGTGTCTGCTACTGCTGCTCCTGTTGCTAACTCTTCAGGTTCCGTTACAAACCAGGCTATACAAGTCCTTCAGGGACCTTACATTACAAACACCTACGGTGGAGGTATACAATGTCAAGGTCCCACTCTCAACTTTACACCTTATGTAACAGGTGCTGTATCGGCACAGAAACCCTTTGAAGATTTTTATAATGACCCAGTATATGATTTAAGAGACCTTGATGAAGATGGATCTTTAGATAATCCAGGAGATATATTATATCGAGTTCCAATAAGAACAGGGCAAAAAGATAACTACAGTTTGAGTCTTGGATTTTCTGCTACTTGGTCCAAACCATTAGATACTAAATTACAAAATCAATGTAAACAAGCAGCAGCAACTCAAATAGAATTACAACAACAATTGATTGCCAATAAAAGATTAGATTTTGAGATTGCCCGACTTAAGAATTGTGGGGAACTTAAGAAACAAGGAATTTATTTTCACCCCAAAAGTCCATATTATTCAGTGTGTGCAGATATTATAGTCACTAATCCAGGTGGAGTAATTCCACAACATAGACATTCTATTCCAACACCAGTATCGAAGAAAGCAGAAGACCTTGGTGGTGTTATATCAACGTCCCCTTAATTTTCTAATTGCTCTTACTGCTTCAGTTTTTTCTCTTTGAATTTCTCTACGTTCTTCAACACTCAATAAAATTTCTTCTTTACCAAAATTAGTAGAAACTTTTTTAATTATTTTCTTCATAATCGGTCTAATAATTTTTAACAGGAGATTTGCTAATGGTCTCGCAACTAATGCACTAGTTCCCGCAGCAGCAGCAATAACAGTAGTTGATATAATTGCATCCGTTGATGGTAGGTAATCCATAATACTAATATTTTCTTCTTGTATAATAACTTCCTTTTCTTCAGTTTTAGTTATAGGTATTTCAGTTTTAGGTGTAATAGGTGGTTTAATTTGCGGTGTTTTAAAATCTGTCTCTGAAGGTTTGAATGGAGGGACAGGTGCTTTTGATGGTTGAAGATAATCCTCAGCATTAAAATCTATAGGATTAAACGATGGCAATGACCCATCACAAAAAGTCAATGTTCCATTTGGATCATCTTGAAGAAGAGCAATATTCTTTGGATTGTTCTCCTTATTAGATTCTACACATCCAGGAAGATTGACAATAGGAACACCAAGATTGACCGTTACAGGAGCAGCAGTTGGTATTGATCGTGAGGGTGCTATCACATACTTAGGAATATCCAAAGATCTAATCGGACTTATGGATATTGGTCGTATTTGAATATTAGGAATATTCTCCATTAATCATTCTTAAAAATTCCAGCAATACCGGTGAACAGATGATAAAAAATCACGTAAAGAAAAAATTTATTTTCGTTATCAGATTTTTTCTTTGTGGTTGATCTCCTTCTCTTTGCATTAGAAACAGACATACGAATTCACATTTACTATTATGTATTTAACAAAATTATTAGAATGGCAGTGCTCCACCCGTCATCGAAGGAACTGATTGTGTAGATTCTGGAAGGACATTACCAGTCATACTAGGCATTTCAGGTAATGCAGAATTAATCATACCAGGAAGTGCTTCAGTAATTGCTTTAGTAATTTGTTCTGTTGCTTGTTCCTTTACTTGCTCAATCATTGCATCCTTATTAACATAAAGGTATGCTCCGGCACCAACAATAGAAAGTGATACTATTCCTGAGAGTAATGCGATTCCGTTAACTAATTTTTGCATTTTAATTTTTACCTTTTTTTATAGGCCATGTAATATGTAGTGTATAAGTCAATAAAGTAATAAATCCAAATACAAATAAACAACTCATCATCAATCTACCAACGTGCCGTGTGCTCTTCTAATTTCACGAAGTTCTTCAAAATCTTTTTGTTTAGTACCACCATCGTATGCCCACGCTAGTCCTTCGGCAATCATTTGCTCGTTAAGGGACACACTGTCGTCCCCAATGTAAAGCCAACCCAGAAGACGCCCGTATTTGCCAGTGCCACCAACAAGTTCAGTCCTAACAGACAACTCATCATCACCAGCCAACGTGCCTTCGAGTTTCTCTTTGAGCCAGTTTGTTGCGTCGATTCCAAGTGCTTTCTCCTCTAAGTTCTTCGTCCTTTTCTCTGGCGTATCAACTCCAGCAACTCTAACTCTTTCTTTCTTGTATAAATCAAACCCGAGGTCGATAGTTATATCCAGCGTATCTCCATCAAGAACACGATTTACCTCCACTACTCTAAAATTGTAACAACTCTTCCGACTTGGTGGTTTCATAGCACCCATAACTAATCCTCATTTTTTTTATTTATTGCATTTCTCTTTCTTGTTTCACTAATCTTCCTCTTAGTCTCCTCACTTCTTGGTTTGCCTTTATTCCAAGCAGGTTTTCCTTTCATTGCTTCACTTTGTTTATTCTTCTGTTCCTCACTTATAACTTTGCCCTTTACACCACCCTTACCTTTTCTTCTCTCACTCATCAACTTCTTTTCTTCTTCTGTTCGGGGAATACCTTTATTCCATCCACCCCCATTATATTTTCTTCCTTCACCTTTATTGTATTCCGATAAATCAGATCTCTTTCTACCAGTATTACCTTTCTTTGCTGCGAGAGAACACTGCTGCCTAATTATTTCTTCTTTATCAATCATACCAGCAAGACCTAACCAAGCAAGTCTGTCTTCCTCTTTACTATATTCTTCGTAGAGTTTCTTATGTGCTTCTGCGTGTTCGGTAATAGTTAGTTCTATCAGATTAGAAGGATCATCAGACCCTCCAGCATGTCTTGGTATGATGTGGTGAGTATGCTTCATAGGTCAATCGTAACATCTATAATACTATTTAGTAAAATTAGATGTTACGATTGATCTCCGTCACTCGGAAGTTGTAGCAGCTCTTCCTGCTCGGTGGTGTCATCTGCCCCATCATTCATCTCCGCAAAAGCCATCTGAAGTATATTTATTACCATAACTAGTGCAAGTGCTAATGCAAGAATGACACATATAATAACTGACCATACAGGATCAGCAACATTATCAAGTGGACGCAATAATAAATTCATTTACTATAAAGAATAAGGAGGTTGAGGAGGATCCGTTGGTACGGGTTTAATTATTGGTTGACTATTTTCAAACTTAATTGGACCTTGCTCGACTCTTATAGTTTGTGAAGGTGCAGTTTGTGCAGCAGAATCAATCAATTTCTGTAAGTCTTCCTTACTAATTCCACCACCATTGCCACCATTTTCTCCTGCTTTCTTTGCTGCCTGAACACCAAAGGTTGCTAAAACTCCAGTAAACACACTTGCGATAAAAGTCGGATCTAATTTTTGTTCAGGAATACCTAAAGCAACGGGTAACTTAATATATGCAAGTGTGAGTATTCCACCACTCCATACTAAAATAGCAAGTCGAACAAAAGTTGATAAAATTTCTAATTGTTCTTCTTTATCATCAACAGAATTTTTAAGTTTACCAAAAATACTTTTATTTTTTATCTCTCGATTCTTAACTTCTTCGTCCATTAAAAACCAGCAAGTTCTTATATTTATGGTTTAAGAAGGTCAACTGTGATATGTGTTTTCTCTATTTGATTAAATTTTTGACACAAACTATCACTGGATTCATGTTCCCATTTGTGATATGTTTTTTGTAATTGTTCTTTATAATCAAGACTATCGCACAGTTTCATTTCTTCGGCAACGATAGTTTTGATTAGTATATCTCTAGTTAAAGATGTCATACTTAAATTTTGTTATCCAACAAAGAGTTCACCATTATAACACAAGAGGTTTCACAAAACTCTTCTTGGTAGGTTATCTGTTTAGGATGATATTATTTAGTAATGTAACCTTCTTTAACCAAATACTCACGGGTTAAAGGAGTAGGTTCATATACTTCCCACATATTACCCTTAGCACATGCTTGGAGTGCCTCCATAGTCATTTTTTCAGTACGACCTGCCCAACTTGCTTCTGCTTCCCATGCCACAACATTCTTGGGATATGTGCGTTCTGCCATAACACGCCAGATGATAGGAACTTCATCCTCTGGTTTGATGATAGCAATCAAACTATTATCAATAGTTCCTGCCATACAATCCTGTGCAGCGTGCCATCCTTCATGACGCATTACTTGCATAAGATATGCAGTGCTACCCATATACTCCTTATTCAAGAAGAAGTTGTTACCAACAGTATGATAAACACCACGTTGTCCGAAAGGAAAATACTTCGAGTCTGCTAGAAACACCCCAACTCCAACCTGCTCCAAGGCAAGGAGCATTGAGTCGAACTCGTCAGCAACAATACTATAATCAATATCGGGATACTCACTAGAAACACTAGTGATACTTTTGACTTTATAGACTTCATCGGTACACTCTCGAAGTAACATACAACCCAGAGAGTGCATAGTATTGAATTGATTATCTTTTAGGGGGTCTGAAAGGGCAGGTAGGGCAACCGCTGCCGCAGCAACCAGAGATGCGATAATTTTTTTCATGTGTAATATGCCTCAAAATATTTAATAATACCATTAGTATTTACATTGCCTTGTGATACCCAATCATGAGCACATTCATACATTGATTGATTACTATACTCAGGTAATGATTCTTTTAGTTGACTACCATATTTAGTCAGAAGAACTTTAAGTGCCGACTCACGAAGTTTTAACTTCTGTTCACTATAACGCCAATCTTCAATCATATAAATTACCCCAAACCAATTCCAGATTGCCAACCACCAACACTAGTTGGATTCAGTTGTGTTGTAGTTTTACCACTACTTGTAGCAATACGATAGATAGTCTCATGAATATCTTTTGGTTCTACTGTATCATCCTCATGCAGTAATTGCCTTTCGGATACCGCATGTTCATATGCTTCTTTAATAGTCATTTGTTTTTCGGATAAAATAGCCGGACCAAACCAAGAGTCATCATCCAAATACTCCGGAGCAAGAATTCCTACAAAAGAACCATATCCTTGAGTGAAATGTCCAGAACCACATTCAAATAATGGTACTTCTAAGTTATCAATCAAATCTAAAGTCATGCCCATACCATTTTCTTAGTGTAGTCATACGCATAGATTTCTCTATTACCTTTGATGCCCCATCCTAACCAGTAGTATGCAGGTCTCATGTAATAAGATACTGTTTGTCCACCACCTTCAAATTGTGGAAGAACTCTTTGAAAGATAGGTTCATTAATCATCCAACGAACTTGACAATCTAATTCACTTGGATTGCAACTATACTTCACTGCAAAGTTTCCAAGTCCTCTATAACGATTGATAGAAGTCCACTGAATCAATCCATAACCACCCCTCAGACATTTCTCATAAGAAACACGAGCACCACCTTCGCAGATATTAGCAATGAATTTAGATTCTTGCTGAATGTTTCCCATGATAGTTGCAAGTGCATTACGATCAGAAATCTTTGTATGCTCTTGTAATGCTGCCAAAACAACTTTTTCATTAGGAGTACAACTAGGACATTTCCAGGTCTCCTCCTCTATAAGAATTTCTTCTATAGGTTCTGGTTCCTGTGTCACTTTGATTTGTTCAGGTTCTGGTGGGGAAGGAATTGCAAATACACTTGCAAGAACTCCAATTCCAAAAAATGCTTTAATCATTGTCTCCAAGATATTCGAGTGAGTAGATTTCATGATCCTCAAGATTAGGGTCTAACCATTCGGCAAACTCTGACTGGATCGCATGAGCATCTTCTACAGATTTTAGCACATCATCCGT